GGTACAAGAGGTGAGCTGATCGGATCTTCATCTCAGTCATAAAGCATTTACCATCTGGTGCATCAATGTAGGCATCGCCATCACGATCGAATGATACCGTGTAGTCTTGATCGCCGTTGCTGAGCTTGAACCACAGTAAATAATGCTTTTTTGGATATTCAGCGGTGCCGTACAGATAATCTACGAGAGATTGAAAAGCCGACGGCTCAGTGGCCGCCGACTGTTCGATCGTGTGTCCGTCTCTAAAGAGTGCGATCCACCCGAATGGTTTTTGATCACCACCCACCAGCAGTGCCTTATCGTTCGTTGCTCGTGAATGTTTGTTTTAGAGTCACCAGGATCACGTTAATGATCGGTGCGAAGGCTCCGAAGAGTTCTGGCTGATCGGTAACGACACTGATGAGGAAGCCGAGTACGGCCGAGATCGCAACGTATGCTGCAGTCTTTAGTATCTTTAGTGCTTGTTCTTTATTGATATTCATAACTTGCTCCATTTATTTATTAAAGTTTTTGAACATATTGGTGAGGAATGTAACGATTGTATTGACGATCTTCTCGAGTGCGGTAAGCAGCTTCTCGATGTCGTCGTCTGGGCTTGAGATCTCTGTGTCGCTGAGGTATATAGTCTCGATGATCTCAGATGGCGTTTCGCCACTGAACTGCACGATCATATACTGCTTGCCGAGGATCTCAGTCGAGTGAGTGATCCGTACCTTGCTATTGATCGGAAGAATGCGTGCGGTGCCGCCGTCGGTGATCTTGAGTACTGGTGTCTCTGATCGAGTCCAGAAGTCCATATCAGTGATGTCATTGATGTTCTTGAGCCACTCAGGTTTTTCTTTTGGTGGTTCAACGACTGGTACGCCGAGCTGATCTGCAGCGATGCCCCACGGTAGGCCGTTAGTCATTGCGTAGCTCGAGAGGTAGTATGTCTTTCCAGCGATCGTAGTCTGCTTCACGATGTCGATCTGAGTACCTTTAGGGATGATCGTATCGTTCACTTTCACGAATGTAGTGAGGTTCAGGACTCGAGTACCAGCTGCAGGCAATACCGATAGCTTAGCACCCTTGTAGTCTTTGATGTTGCGGATCCACTCAGGCTGCGGTGCAGGTGCCACTTCTACTTCTTTCAGGTTGGCGGCCAGGATGCCCCAGTTCAGGTTCTTGCCTGTTGCGTACTTGCTGCGTACATACAAGTTGGCTCCGATCGTCTTCTTTGTAGTGAAGTCGATTGGCGTACCAGCTTTGATCACGCTGCCCTCGTTCTTGTTGCTGTCGAGATTGCGTACGTATAGATCTTTTGCGGCCACCATTTTGCGTGGTCGATCCATCTTCACCCATACTGGCTTAGGTGCCTCAGTCTGGTTGTGCAGGCTATCAGCGATGCGGCGGATGCGTGCCTTGTCGATCGGTGAGCAGGCTGTATTAGAAAACTCTTTGTGAACACGGATGTCGAGCGTACGCTTGTATGCTGCCTCCATCGTGTAGTGGAACTCACCCATAGTCTGATAATCGCCATCACTCAGGCGTGGGTTGCACTCGTAGCCGACGTATCGTGCATTGCCTCGAGCACTTCCAGCGTGCCAGGCGGCATCGATAGCGTTCACAATCCAGGCAAGTCTCATTGCTTCACCGACTACGTGAGCCGATGTATTGCCGTTTGATCGGCATAAGAAGTTGATAATGTTGAAGAATAGCGGACGTAGTGCTGGATCTCCCCACCAGTGGTAGATGATACCCTCGATGTAGCGATCCATACCGTAGATCTGTCGCACGAGTGCAGCAGGTGTATAGTTTGGTGAATTATATTGAGTGAGCTCTTGGTAACTAACCTTGGCCATTACGATCTCCTGCTCTTTAGCTTACGATATAATGCACGAACGCCGAGTGCGGCCATCGTACCGAAAAATGCACCGAATGCAGCTGCAGAAGCATACCAGAGTACCCAGACTTGTAGTAGCGTATAGCTTAACTCACTCATTGATAATTTCTTTCTTTATGACTTGCTGTGTGCTACCTACAGTATCTACTTTTTGCTGTAGGCTGTCAATCTGCTTCTGGTAATTAAGATATACACCAAAAATTACTACGGTGATCACACCTGTACCTATGATCTTGACGATGGCGTTGTCCAGGAATGCGGCCACTTTGCTAGTGACTCTGTGCTCACGAATGTCCATTGCATCCTGTATGTGATCGATCTTGTCTTCAGCGGCCACGAGTCGATCTTCGTGTGATACGTGAATAAGATCGGTTGCTTTAGTTCGAGCCTCGTACACCGAATACGGCACTACACTCTGCTCTTTAATAGCTTGCTTTACCTCATTGAATTGCTGCGTGACGTTTGTTTCAAAAGTATTGAAGCGACCCTGCAGTTCGCCCAGTTGTTTGTACATTTCTGGATCCATTATAGTATTCATATTTTCTAACCCACCAAAGAGTGAAGCGTGCTACCTTTCTCTCTATATGGTAACACGCTTCATCTGTATTGCTTGTGGCTATTTACTGATTTTGTTGATCAAAACCAGGTGTTTGAGTCTGATCACCGAGTGGTGGGATCACTGGCGGCGTTGTCACCGTTTCAGTGTCATTGCTGAAGCCGAGGTTTTCATCTTCAGTTGGCTTTGGCGGCACAACTGTAGACTCAGCTACTGCAGCACGGTTGTTGCTGCTGTTCACTACTGGTGCAGGTGTCTCACCCTCGAAGCCGAGTGCTTTGGTTCCTGCTGCTCCACCGACACTATCTGGATCGAATGTACCGAGGTACGCTTTACCCAGGAACGCATCCATCTCTTGTGGTGAGGTGAGTACGAAGCTGATTTTTTCGATGTCGATCTGAGCGTATGCTTTCCACATACGTTCAAGTGCGATGTACGCTTCCCATCCAGGGATCGTACGGCTTGCACCTGCTTCGAGCGTGTGAGCCTTTGGTGCTCCGAACTCTACACGACGAGTCGCTGAGTCTGGTTGAGTGATCACTGTTTCTTTTGGATCAGTGTACACCCAGCCGAATGCTTCAGGTAGGATGTTCTTGATTGTAACGAGATCAGTGGCCGTGAATGTCTTTGCCAGACGTTCGAGCATATTCTCTGTGCTATTTTGTACGCCTCGAGCACCTTGTAAAAGGTTGGACTCGAGATCTGCAGTGCGATCTTGTGCCATTATTTTGTCCTGTTCTGCGGATATGTCACCGCTTTTACTGCCCACATCTGAGCTGTTTGTGCTTCTGTTATTGCTACTGAAGATAAGCGTGCTCGCTCATCACGGTTGTCACCACGATCTTCGTTAAGAATATCAATGACTGCAGCAAAATGCTTCTTGATCTCTGCTACCTTTTCATCACCGCTAGGGTTGAATGATAGGCCGACGAGTTCTTCGTTGTATGTTGGTGATAGATCATCCATATTAGTCAAGATCCTGGCTGTAAAAGTCTGCTATATCTGATGCACTGGTTCCTGGTGGGAACTTAGGCCGATCACCTTTTTTGGCACCAGCTGGCGTACCACGGCCGCCGCCTGAGACATTCTTTGATGCTTTCTTACGTTCAGCATCGCCCTTTGGTGCAGGCTTTGCAACGTACAACTCTGGGTGATCTGCTTTGAACATCTTACCTGCAGATATGATCGATACGTTTTCACCTGTCTTCAGGATCTCCGTACGGTATGCAAGGATCTCGTTCGCACGTAACACGCCTGGATCTTTGTCGAACTCTGGCGTACCAGGCTTCGCAACGATCTTAGGAATGACACCAGTCTCTTGCAGCTTTTCAACGCCGCTGATGATGGACTCATTCTCACGTTGCTGAGCTTGCTGCTGCTGAGTTTGCTGCGAGGTAGTTTGGATCTTACCGTACATCTGATCAGCACGTTTGTTTTGCTCGAGGAATGCATCGTCGGCGATCTTTTCATCACGCTTACTTGCGAACTCGAAGTTTTCAGGGATCTGCTCAGGAGTCTTGACAGTGATCTCACTAACATTGCCCTCAGCATCTTTACCCTTGAGTGTGATGTACGGAAGCTCTTGATAGATGTACTTCTGGACTGGCTTCATACCATCCCATACACGATCAGGCAGCTCGTCCGGACGTTTGAACTCAGGTGCTTTTGGCTGCTCCTGTTTCTCTTCGTCTTTTTTGGCTACCTTGAGGTCACGCTTTTCAAGTTCGGCGATCAGTTCATCGTCAGTGAGCGGCTTCGGTGCTTCATCGCCTTTCGGTTTTGCTGCATCAGGGTTCGGTTCTTCGTCCTCACCTGGGTTTTCTTCCTCATCGCCCTCTGGCTGATCTTCTTCGTCTTCGCCGTCTTCTCCACCGTCGTCGCCTCCGTTAGGTTGATCTTCGTCTTCGTCACCTGCTGGCGGCTGATCGTCGTCTTCAGGTGGCTTGCCTGCATCATCGGGGTTGGGTTGTTGCCCAGCCTCTTCCGCTGCAATGGCTGCATCCAGTTTGTTTTCTGCATCTGTGATTAGATCCATTTGTGGCTCCTATGCCTATTAAATGTTGATGTACTTAGATTGTAACACGCTTATGAACAAAAATTAAGCCAGTCGGTGTAGCATCATATGGTGCTTCCTACATAGCCATAGAACATCAAGAGGCTTCGAGTAGTCATAGTGATGTGCCTCTTACCTGGGTTCATAGCCTACATCCCTGGCAGTAAGCCGCCGAGAACCCCTGTTGGATCCATCTGGCCGCCGCCTGCGTCCATCACTGGTGCACCGCCTTGTGGTGGCATCGGTGGTTGGCCGCCGCCTCCTGGCATTGGTGGCATCCCACCTGGCATCGGTGGTGGTGGCGGTGGAAGTTGTGGTGCTTCAGGTGTGATAGGTGTCTTCGGATCGATCAATAGGCCTGCTTGATCAGCGGCTTCGAGCTTCGAACGCTGCGATAGCATTTGCACTTCAGCTTCGATGTGCTTGATAAACGCTTGCTGCAGTTCAGGCTTAGCGTATAGGAAGCGATCAGTCATAAGCTGTTCACGGTGTGCGAGGATGTGAGCAGGCTGGATGTCCTGGCGTGGCTCTGCTTCTTTACCGTTGAGGATCACTGCGAAGTCAATGTATGCATCACGATCTTGCACTTCACTCTTAACGTCTGATACCAGTTGATCAGGTGCCATCTTAAACTTGACGAGTGACTCGTATCGTTTGTCAGCATCTTTGAGGCCGAGGTCTTTGAATAGGTTGTATGGATCGATGAGCCCCATCTTGGCCAGTGTCATACTGATATTCTCAGTACGTTCTTTGTCTGGTCGTAGGATCGAGCCGTGTGATACGGTGATCGCTGCGATGTTTGGCATACTCTCACGTGATAGCTGGACATACATAAACGTACCGTCGTTGTTTCGAGCAGCAAACGGCTTCTTGTCTGTGTAGTGGACTTTCATCATCTGCACGAGTAGGCGGAAGTAACGATCGAGGCCGCTTTCCATCTCACGTACGATCTCATCTTGTCGGCCACCAGCCTGGCTGTTCATCATCTTCGCTTCACCGAGTGTACCAACTTCACGGTGCGAGTCGTCACCACGGAACTGTGACGGTGTACCGAGGATATTGTGGATGCCGTTCTTGACATCTTGCTTGTCCTGCAGCACGTATGATGGCAATAGGTGTGGTGGGATCTCACCGAATGCTTCTTGCACTGGTCGTTCAGGTGGCGTGTCGAGCATCAGTACCTGGTTCGGATCACGTGTCACGTTCGCTGCATCTTCTACTGGAATAGATCCACTCTTGAGTACGAGTAGTGAGTTGGCAGTGTCAGCGTTCTCTACGATCTGGCGGCCACGCTTGTTGAGAATATCCTGCAGCGGTACCGCCTGCTCGATCGGTGTCGTCTGGTCAATCAGCTTGCTACCGTCGTTGAGGTAGTTGAAGAATACGTATGGCTTCGTAGGTGCATCGAGGAAGTTCATAATGCTGAGCCCCTCGTTGTCGTACAAGTAGTTCGGGTTCTTGCTCTTCTCGAGGATCTCACCGTTCAGGTACCAGGCAACACACTCTTCTTCGCCATCATCAGCAGTCTCATCAGTGAACCATACCTCGTTGTAGGCAACGATCTGGCCGAGCATCTTCGGTGTCTTACGGCTGCGGCCGAGTGCTTTCATAATCTTTGCTTCAGCATCAGGGAACCGTTTGATCAGTCCAGCTACTGAGTCAGTACAGATCTCAGCAATGAAGCGTGACTCTTCACCGAGTTGGCAGTCTTTATCGAGGATAAGGTTGTTTGGATCCACGGCAACAGGAATGATGTCACCGATCTTCGGATCGTATCGTAGCTTGATCACACCGACACGCTTCGTGTACATATTCTTTGCAGCAGTCTTCAGCTTCTTGGCCAGGTTCCACTTCTCAGTGTGAATGTTTACGGCAGTCTCGAGATCTTCGGCCATCACCTGGCTTTGAGGCGTGTCGTCTTCAGGAGTGATCTCACACGATGGGTTCGAGCCAGTGACGTACGACATAATCGCCTGGGTACCGACATAGATCTGGTTGTCTACATATGGTACCTGGTAGGCGTATAGCTTGCTCTTGTCGATCTGCTTGCCGAGATAGTAGCGTTCGTTCTGGTTGCGTACACTCTCGAGATCATAGCCGCTCTTGTCGTTCCAGTAGGCTTTGCTTTCAGAGATCCAGCGGCCGAAGTTGGCTGCAAGTTCACGATCATCAGTGGCTACACTCAGGATAGGGCGATCATCGATTACGCCTGTTTGGTCAGTAATATCGTCCACGGTTGAGTCATTGTATAGCCTAGTATCGTCGTCCATTGCGTGTGCCTTTCTTTATTTCAATATAGCACACTACTTATGTTTGGCCTCTATTGAATTAAGAGAGAATATATACATTCACAACCACGACACTTCACCTCGACGGCTGGTACATCGGCGTTTATGATCACCTCCTGGCCTGCAGGTGCATCGAGTTGGATCGCTTTGATCTCACGGTTCACATTGCAGAACTTGCGGCCACACTTTACGCAGCGTACATCGTGCCAGTCCTGGCTGTTTTCTTTGTCGAGTAGTATAACGATTGCGATCATTGTGTTTTCCAGTCTCCGCCGTGGCGTTTATTTGCGTTCATAATCAGTGAGGTAGTATCGATACCGAGATCCTTACGAGTGACGTTGGTGCCAGCTACGTACGACGGCTTCACTTTCTTGAGCATCTCACTCTTACCGAATAGCTTACCACGTGTCTTGGATGCAGTCTGCAGCGTGTAGAACAATGCATCGAGTGCGTGATCTTCGTTGCCCTCATCTAGTCGCTCGCCGCCAGACTCCTTGGCGTACACGATCGTCGGCAGCGTATCGATCAGGTAGGTACACGTACGGTGGATCTGCAGGCCAGCTTTGCCGTCGGCCTGGATCGCCATCATATCGTGCGTGGCATTCACTGCAGCTTTCTTGATGTCTTGAGTGAGCTTGTCGGCCTTGACGATACGTGGTCGCTTGATCTCTGGGGGCATAAGATCGAATGCTTCTTTGATCCTGTCGGCCACTGGTTTGTTGCCGCCCAGGTGTGAGAATGCATCGTGCGGCAGTGCCAGCACATCGACTGGATCTATCTGTTGCATCTTGGCGATCTCATCCGCCCACCACTTCGGGTGCTTCTTGCTGTTGTGCATCTCACGGTATATGAATGATCGCTCGTCTTGCTCCGTGATCTGATCGAACGTAGCCCAGAGTACGACACACATATCGTTGTAGCCCCAGTCCATACCAGCGATACGGAACGACGTATCGAACCGCTCCTTGCTATAGCCCCACTCAGCGAATGCGTTGAACACGTGCATATAGTCACGGAACTCTTCAAACACTGCACCAAACTGGATGTTCCAGTCACCCTCACGCCAGGCACGATATAGATCGGGGTTGCTTGTCTTCAGTGCTTCGAGCTGCATAACGTACTGAGGGTCGGCCTCCATCAGTATCGGGTTGCTATCGATCGTAGCTGGAATGTAAGCACGCCAGATGCCAGTGGCCTTGTCGATGATCGTTTGCCAGTGAGTGATCTTACGCTCGCCCTCTGCGGTGTACCAGGCGTACTCGTGCTTGATCACATAGTTGAGCTTCAGGTCAGGTGTTACAAACCGCTTCTTCACCCAGGCCATACCGATACCACCAGGGTTGGCCGTGTTGAATATCTGAGGGAATAGATCCTTGTACTTCGATCGAGCCGAGCTGATCAGCTTCTCGTACATATCTTGCTTCGGGATCTGCGTGAGCTCCTCGATGTTAATACGGCAATACTCGTGCCCTTGGTACTTGGTGTAGGCATCGTCATCTTTCAGGTGGCCGCCCAGGACACGCCCCAGGCCTTTACCTGATAAGATCAT